GCATCTCCCACTTCAAGCGATTCAATCTCATCGCACCATGATTCAAAGTCAAGGCCAGTCTTCTTCAAACGATGCTCAGCATGCCAACCCAAATATGCAAGGTCAGTCAATGTGAGTTCTGTTTCAAACTTGGCAACGCTTCGATTGAACTTGTTCTCAAACGCAATGAAGTCTGGGAACGCAGCAACAATCTTTCGTGACTTGTTGTCAAGCGCACTCGTCAATTCAAGTGCAATCTTCATGTATACCTCCGCAGGTAAGGGTTGTTATGTTGAAACTATGCGCCAGTGCCAGTCTTGGTGATTGCACCAGAGATCGGGTAGGTGATGCTGACCACTGCAAGGTCGCCCACCGCCCCTGCCACGGGTGTCCAGGAAACGGGAAGAGCATTGAACGCATACTGTGGGTTAGCAGACGAAGCAGCAGCAGTTCCGTTTGGCTTCACAGTCATTGGCACGGCAGTACCAGCAACGAACGCATCGTAGAACAACTTCTCGATCGTTGGGTAGTCCTGATGCAGCTCAAGTGTGACCGAGTTATCGATCAAGCCTTGGATGCGTGTCACAGCCGAAGAACCCATTGCTGTAGTCGCAACTTCCGCAGCAGTCGTGGACAAAGTGATTGATCCTACATACTGAGAAATATCGGTGTTAGCAGTACCGAAGGTGACTACTACGTTGGTGAGAACTTGCTTTGCCATTTGATGCTCCTGCCTTATCGGCTATCGAGATGAACTACTTCTGCTCGGCTGAGCCGATGCGATAACTCTACACGCACAAACCGCAAGCGGGCAACCGCTACTGATAGACGATGACACGGAAGTCCACCATCAGGTAGGTGGTGTCATTGCCTTCCATTGTGGAGATGTTTGAAGCCGACTCGACCAGTAGGTTCGCGACCGCACCACCCAACGTGCGATCCCCTTCCAAAGCGGCACGAATAGAAGTCGCACCCTCATAGGACAAGAACCCATCCAACGCAGCCTGGGCAGACCGTTCAGCTGACCGACCCACCACCACAGAGATTGTGAACGTGGAAGTGATCAGACCGCCACGCATCGCACCGTTGTAGGTGATGGTGTCTAGCATCGGCCAAGCGAACGGGGCGTTCAGATTGTCTGGCTGATAGGCATACGACCTTAGACCAGGAATCGTTGCCAGGCGAACCTGCAAACCTTCTTTGATCTGAGTGAGTGTTGTTGCTTCGTTCATGCGAACATTCGCAGCCGTCGATACGGTTCGACAAGTTGTGCCATGTCCGGATCAAGGAAACGAGAAACACGAATGGCACCCAAGTCACCGAAACCTGCAACACCAAGCGGTGAGTCATATCGTTTGAAGATTCGTGAAGCCTGAATGATTGTGGCCTGTGTGACAGGTTCAGGCACAGACGGCCAACCGAACACAGCAGTCACCTGAACCAAAGCCTGCTCACCATAGTTGCCGTTGACTGTTGGAAACAGATAGTCACCAACCGCACGAATCTTGTCATACGCCCACTGCAAACCATCCAAGCGACCATTCAACGGTTCCAACTGATAATCAGACGGCGACCAAGTCACATCAAAGTTGCCATCGGTAGCACCAGAAGTCTTCAACACAATCGCAGTTCCAGCGATGTCATCAATGCTGCAATAGAAATCATTCTCAGCCATATAGACCCGACTGGTTGCAGAACCAACAGACCAGAACTGGCGGTTGCAATATCCGTCAATGAGACGTGAAGCAGCCCCAGCACAGTTGTCAATCAACTCATCATCAAGGGTGTCAGCCGTCCCAATTCTGAGGGCGGCTTTGATTTGATTTCTGGTCGCGTAGCCATTGGTGATGCTCATGGTGTTCCCATGTTACTTCACCACAACAGGTGGAAACTCTTGACCAGGCACAATCTCATAGTGATTCACAAAAGTACGGAACAAAGCAACATCAGCCTCACCTTGTGGATGAGGTTGAAATGATACCGCCTCTGGATGCCGCCAATGAATAAACCTTTGAGTGGTATCAAACTCAACCCGCAAACCAGCCTTGCGGAACTCCATCCACTGAATCCAATCGCTGTACATGCTGCGCCGAGCAGGATAAGCCAAATGAACATTCCGCCTCAGAACCGTCATGCCTGCCATCGGATTAGTTGTTGAAGTCAAAATACCTGAATAGCCATCAGGGCTTGCCTGAAACGATTCCCCATGCTGGGTACGACCAGCAATCGAGATAACATCACAATCACGATCCAAGCCGACCAACGCATCAGGCAACATGATCTGATCAACCCCTGCCGGTACAACCCAATCACAAGACGATGCTTCAACAGCCTCATTGACACCATCCCAGAACAGTTCCTTCGTGATGATGTTCCGAATGGATGAAGGCACAGGCAAAGGAACCAACGATGAAAGGATCACCTCATCAGGTTGAGGGTTCATCGCCTCAATCATCGCAACATACTGCTTGCCAAACTTCTCCCAGTATTCAATCGAACAACAATGCGTCAACAAGAAACTCATCGCTTCACCCTCCACGACTCAGGATGCAAGTCGTTGCGAATCCACCAAGGCCAATCAGCATCAAGTTCAACCTGGTTCATCACTTCACCATCAATGAACTTCCCCTCAGCGAAACAAGCCTCAATCATTGTGCGCGTGTCACCCACGTTGTATTCCTGATGGGAGAACTCAGTCAACTTATTCACACACCAATCCACCCCACCCATCCAACCAAGATGAAACCCGCCAAAAGCGACAGGCATATTGATCCGATCAAATCTGCGCATCCAATCCAAAGAATCAGCAGCCTTCCCACGAGTGCCACCAATCATCGTGTAATGCAACGGGCGTTCCCAATGAACACTGAAAGCAAAGTTCCGCATCATCGCTCGATGCCAACCCTGAGCAAAACTGTCCACCATCCGAGGATGCCAAATCTCATCCACATCCGACACAGTGATCACATCATCAGCCTGACAACCAAGCCGATCAAACTCAACCAACAACTGGTCACGAGTTGCCTTCTCAACAGTCCAAGGATTGTGATGTCTTGGTGTTTCAAAGTCCACCCAATGAATCAGATCAGCCCACCTGGCAAACCGTTCACGATCTGCACGTTGGCGTGGCTTGCCGGTGAAAGTCTTGTCACCCTCAACAATCACCATCACATCAACAGTGTCAGCCAACTCCCACAAACGACACTCAAGAACATCAGCCTCACCGTTGTATAGAACACCATCAAAGACGCGCATCAATCCCACCCGAGTGTTCGTCGTCGACCCAAATCCCAAGCCCCTGCATCAGGTATTCCTGACCGCCATCGCAAGTCGTGGAGATTGCTGTTGTCTGCGAAGCTGCGGTTGTTCTTCTCGCCAAACGCAGGATTCGCCTTGAGCGTTGACGAATTGTCATGCTCAACTTCAGCATCCGAAACCATGACAGAGATGTTGAATGCTTTCGCACGTTGCTCATAGTCGTTGTCCTCGAAGTAGGCGGGAACGTAACACTCCGAGAATAGACCGATCTTGCTCACCACATCCTGCCCAACCCACACACACGACCAGTTGTGTTGGGTGCGAACAATCATTGTGTCATCGCAGTCATCGTAGAAGTGTTGCAGTTCTCCAGGCTTGAACCAGGCATCCGAGTTCAACATGATCCAGCCTCGTGCGTGAGGGGTTGCTTTGATACCAAGATTCCATGATGGTGCGACACCGAGGTTGGTTGGCATTGACCAGACGTGATAGTTGCTGACTAGCCGCCTATCAATCACCCAAGGATAAAATTGCAGGCTGGACTCGCCGCCGTTGTCAATGATGATCAGATGTTCAACGGGATAGTCAATGGATTGCAGGCACCGTTCCAGTAGGTCATACCGGTTCAGGACGGGGATGATGATGACAGGCACCATTCATGCAACTCCTTCATGATTGGCTTCCAATGAGCCTCGTAGACGGTGTCTGCGTTGTACCCTTGGGCAAACTCCACAGCGGTCTTATCCACGCCTCTCGGAGCGTTGTAGGCCTGTCTCAGGGCATCCACGATGGAAGGAACCTGTGGGGTGCAGAACCATGCCTTCTGATGGGCATCCCAGAACGGCTGCACATCAACCTTCCAACCCGACCCAACCAACTCAGGCTGAGCCGTGAAGTCCGAAACAATCACAGGAACGCCACAAGCCTGAGCCTCAATGACCGCCAACCCGAACCCTTCACCCATCGAGCAAGACAACAACACGTCAGCTGCCGAATACATCGCAGCCAAAGCCTCTTGCGGGAACCCAATCCGATAGGCGTACTGGTCAACGATCTTGTACTGATGTTCCTCAAGCCCAACTGCCTTGATCAAATCCAGCACATTGATCCCACCAGATGAACCATCACGCTCGACATGCAGATAGATGACTGCGTCAGGATGAGTCTTGGCGAAGATGCCGAACGCCAACAGGTTCTCGCCAAACGATTTGCGTGAAGGGTTCGCACCCTTGTTCGCTGCGTTCATCATGACCACAAACTTGTCTTCAGGTATGCCCATCAGTTCACGGCCAGTTGCTTCACCGCTAGAACTCTTATATTTCTTTGTTGGCTTGAACACAGGTTCAATACCGTGAGGCGCATAGAAGTGTTCGATGCCTGCCTGATCCAACATCTGCCCACCGAACTTCGACATCGCGATTG